TCTCGATCTAACCTTTATGGTCAAAAATAATCAGCTCGATATTCGCGGTCCTATTGTAACAAACAAAGATATAATCGGTCTTGCGATCGCTAGCTCTCGCTATGGCTCGAAAGCATTTCAAAGCGGCGGTATTCCCCCAGCGGTCTTGCAAGGACCGTTTAATTCTGGAGCCTCAGCGTCTCGAGCGTCCGAGGATGTAGCGAACGCGACGGCTAAACTGGCCCAGGAAGGTCGTCCAATTATGGCGTTGCCTCTCGGCCATGAGCTGAAGTCGATCGGTTTCTCCCCGGATCAAATGCAGCTCCTCGACTTACAACAATTTTGCATTGAGCAAATTGCGAGGATTTACAGTCTCCCTCCAGTATTTTTGCAAGATTTATCAAAGGGAACTTATTCGAACGTCGAGCAACAAGATTTGCATTTTGTTAAACACACGCTTCGCCGGTGGATTGAACAGTTCGAGCAAGAAATGAATTTAAAACTTTTCGGTCGAACAAGTGATTTGAACGTCCGATTTAATGTCGATGGTTTGCTTCGCGGCGATCTTAAAACCAGGATGGAAGCTCATTCGCAAGCGATTATGAACGGTGTGAAAACGCCTAACGAAGTTCGAAAGTCTGAGGGTCTTGAGCCGTTGCCTGGTGGCGATGATCTTATGATCCAGGGCGCGACAGTACCGATTACAATGCAAGGCGGATCGAGTGCCGGTCCCGAATAAAGCAATGATGGATCAAGCTCGCCAGGGCTTGGAACTTCGAAAAGAATACGGACGCGGCGGAACGGCTGTCGGCGTTGCTCGAGCGCGAGATATTGCCAACGGTGCAGACTTATCGATGGCGACTGTCGGCCGAATGAAATCATATTTTGCCCGGCATGGTGCAAATTATTCTGAGCATTATGGCGAGAAAGAAGCGGACGGCGGACCGAATGCTTTCACGATCGCATGGAAGCTCTGGGGCGGAACTCCCGGTCGAGCTTGGGCGAATAGAGTTTTTGAAAATGAGGATGATAGAATGCTAGAAAGAGCTGCACCTGATGGGCTTGCTGTCGGCGATTATGTAACGTGGGACAGCTCCGGCGGTCAAGCTTACGGCCGGGTAAGGCGAATACAAAGAGACGGTACGATCAATGTCCCGGATACCGATTTCAGTATCGAGGGAACTGAGGACGACCCGGCCGCTTTAATCATGCTTTATCGAGAGGTCGAGGACGGCTGGCGTCCGGCCGGGCAACTAGTCGGGCATAAGTTTTCAACGCTTACAAAAGTTCAAGAGCGAGCGATCCAGTTCGAAACCGAGGATCGACACATTCAACAAATCACAGAAACCGAAGACCAAATCATAATCGTGTTTGGCAAGTCGGATGAATACGTCGATGAAAGTGAGGACGATGATATGGACGAAGCCGCTTATGGAAAGAAGAAGAAAAAGAAAAAATATCAGCGAGAAGCTCGGCAAGTCTCAAATATAGAGGTTCGAAACCTCGATGACAATACGGTTACTGTTGAAGGTTATGCCGCCGTATTTAATCAAGAGACAACGATCGGCGGACAGTGGCGCGAGCAAATAGCTCCTGGTGCATTCTCTGACGCTCTGGATCGAGACGACGTTGTATTCTTGATCAATCACGACGGCCTCCCTCTCGCTCGAACCAGGTCGGGAACCTTGGAGTTATCAGAAGACGATCACGGTTTAAAAATGAAAGCCAGCCTGGACATTAGTGATCCAGACGTACGCTCGATCGTTCCAAAAATGAAGCGCGGCGATCTAGATAAAATGAGCTTTGCATTCATGCCTACTCGACAAGCTTGGCAAGACGGCGAAGAGATGCCGCTTAGAACAATTCAAGAGGCTAGTTTATTCGACGTCTCGATTGTCACGACGCCAGCATATGGCGGAACGGACATCGGACTTCGCAGCTTTCAAGAATATCAAGAACAAAGATCGCGGAGCCATGTCGCTCGCCGTCTTCGAATGAAATCAAAATTACTGAAATAGGGTTGGGGTGCTCCTGATCTTAGCCCATTTTTTTCCTCCCCGGGCCTTGGGCAAGCCTACAATTAGAAAGGGACATTATGTCTGATCTTAAAAACCTTCGGGAGCAATTCGCTAATATAGCGACTAATGCCCGATCTAAATTGTCTGAAATCGCTACAGATACAACTGAAGAAAGAGCCGCTGAAATCGAGCGCGAGTTCGACGCAATGATGGCGGATGCTGACAAGCTCGAGGCTCGTATCGCTCGCGAAGAAAAGTCAGAAGCGTTACAAGCGAAGCTCGCTGAGCCGGACACTTCAAAAATTCCAGTCCCGGAAGGTCGTCAAACGATGGCAGTCGATGCTGGCTTTCAAAAAGATTATCGTACTGCTTTCGCTGAGTATATCTCAAATGGCGGTGAGACAGGTCTTGACGCAGAAACTCGATCTCTCTTAGTAGAAAAAAGAGTTCAAACTGTCGGAACAAATACCGCTGGTGGTTTTACAGTACCGACTGAAATGGCAACGTTCATTGAACAAGCAATGGCGGCGTCTGGTCCGATGTATACATCTGATCTATTCTCAGTCATTCAAACCGCTGACGGTCGCCAGTTCGATATTCCAACGATCGACGATACTGCGAAAGTCGCGGCCGCACATACTGAAGGTGGCGATCCAACAAATGATGGTGGCGTCGATGCTGTTTTTGGAAGTAAGAGCGTCGGAGCATTTGCGTTTAATTCTGAGTTCATAAGATGGTCGGCGGAGCTTAATGCTGACAGCATCTTGAATATGGAAAGCTTGCTCGGGCAGTTAGTCGGTGAGCGCCTTGGACGTATTGCAAACTCTAAGTTGACAACTGGAAGCGGCTCAAGCGACGTCGAAGGTATCGTTACAAATTCGGCGGCTGGTAAAACGGCGGCAAGCGCGACGGCTATTGCAGCGGATGAGATCATCGATCTTATTCACTCAGTCGATCCAGCTTACCGTAGCGCACCATCAACCGCGATAATGATGAACGATAGCACTCTTGCAGCGATCAGAAAGCTAAAGGATGGAAACGGAAATTATCTCTGGCAGATGGGCAACTATCAAGCCGGTGTTCCACAGAACATTCTAGGCTATAACGTCGTCGTTAACCAAGCAATGGACAGCATAGCAACCGCGAAGAAAACAATCCTTTTCGGTGATATGAAAAAATTCTATGTCCGCAAAGCTGGTGGGATATCTATTCAAGTATTAACCGAGAGAATGGCTCCTGATTTAGCGATCCTCGGTTTTCTTAGAGTAGATGGCGTTCTGTCTAATACAGCGGCAATCAAGCACCTAGTGCAAGCTTAATACCTCTGGGGGGCGTTCGCGCCCTCCTCCCAATTAAGGAGCGATTAAATGAAATTAAAATTATTACAATCGATGGCCGGAATAGAATTTTCTCATAACCGGGGAGATATAATTGAGGTCGCAAATAATGACGAGGCACAACGATATATCGATAGAGGTATTGCTGAGCCGGTCGAAGAAACAAAAATAGAGACAGCCACAAAGAAAACGCCGGAAAAGAAAACAGCGGTTAAAGAGAAATCTAAGGATTAATAAATGCCGACCTTAAGTCTACAACATCGAATAGAGCTTGTGTCAGGTCCAGCCACAGAGCCGTTGACGTTATCCGAGGTTAAAAACCAGCTTAGGATTGAACACGACGACGAGGATATTTTGATTGCTCGATTAATCCAGGCGGCGATCGATTATGTAGATGTTACCGGCACTCTTGGGAAAGCTATGATTACGCAAACCTGGGGAGAATGGATTGCACCAAATCCCGGGACTGTTACGCTTTCCCTCGGCCCTATTCAGTCAGTAAGCGCTATAAAATATTATGATGCAGATAACGCTCTACAAACTGACACTCTGAGTAATTATTATGTGCTCGGTCGTCCGGGCAAAACAATTATCAAACCTAAGTCCGGGCAGAACTGGCCGACTGTATTTGTTCGTGACGATGCGATAAAAATTGAATACGTCGTCGGATACGGCGACACAGCTCGGACAGTCCCTCAAACGATTAGACATGGATTAATGATGCTGATCGGTCACTGGTACGAAAACCGAGAGAATGAATTAATCGGCACAACATCAAAAACGTTGCCTCATGGCTTCGCGGCGTTAATGGATTTTGAGCGAGGCTCTTGGTATGGCTAGAGCTGGCGCGATGCGCGACCGCGTTACTTTCCAGCGCATGGCCGCGACGACTGATGAATTTGGAAACACGACTGGGACATTTAGCGACCATCTAACGAGGATGGGAGAGTTAAATGAGCGCGTCGGTCAACAGCGAACGGAGCAAGGTGTTTTAACGGATGTATCTAGAGCAAGCTTAAAAGTTCGGAGAGATAGCTCGACTAAAACTGT